TAGTGAAACTTTAGAAGATCTTTATTTAATAGATAAAAATTTAAACAGAGGTAAAAAATTTCCAGGAAGTACTTCTGCTAATAGTAGAATTAATATTGCCGAAGATATGTTACAAAAAATAAATGTAAAACGTGATAAACTAATTGATGCAACTGGAAAAATTATTAAAGGAAAAGAAAGTGAGTTTTATAAATTACAAGCCAAAGGACAAAAAATAGCTAGAGAGTATTCTCAAGCAGATGAACTATTTGGTGTTAAGTTTAAAGGTGCTCCTGGAAAATCAAGTGGAGCTACAAATGTAAAAGGTGTGTTAGATTTTGAAATTTTTAGTGCTGATAAAGATGGTGTTTTAAAAGTTGCAAAAAAAGTCGGTGGAGATAAAGCAAAATCTCTTGCAGGTGTAACCGATAATCTATTGGCTAAAAAAGCTTTTAATCAAGCTTCTAAATTAGAAGCAAAACAAATTATTGGACAAGGTGGAAGAGAAATAGCTAAAAGAATTAAAAATGGAGAAATTACCGGAGCAGCTTTAGGAAGTATTTGTAAAGCTATAACTGCTGCAGGAATGGCATCCGGTGGATCAGCCGCTGCAAATTGTTTAAGAGCCATTGAAGATAATCCTGCAAGAGCTATTTCTGCTATTGCTAAAATTTCAAAAGCTAGTGGTAAACTAAGAGGTGCTGTTAGCATTGCTAAAAATGTTGCTAAAGCAACTGGTTATGGATTACTGGCTGAAGTTGCATTTGCTACTCCATTTGCAATTGCAGATATTAGAGCAGGTGAATCTATTGACAGAACTTTAGGAAATGCCACTTTTGGTCTTGTTGGCCAAACTGTTAGTGATGAAGAAAGAGAATTTATGGGTGAAAAAGGATACAGAGCAAATGAATTAGTTAAAGCAAACGAAGCCTTTAATGCATTAGGTATACAATCAGAAGAATTTCAAGGACCGGATGATGATATGTTAATTTCATCTAGACTTACCCAAGCATCAAATACTCTTGACGAAAAAATGAAACCTTACATGATGGAAGATGGAACTTTTAATGCAGCTCAGTTTCAACAAGATTATGGAGTTATGGAAGCAGGTAAAAAAAACATAGAAGATGTAAAAGGATTTAGAAAAGAAGCTATTCAAAAAGGAATAAGAGATAGAGTTGACCCATATGCTAATGATTTTATGGCGGCGAAAGGTGGTATAGCTGCACTACCAAGAAAGGTTGCTAATCCCACTAATTATGGTATGTTTGGCACAAAGGTGTACAATAATTAACAGGAAAGAGATATGGCTGAAATAGATAATACATTACCCAACGTTAAAGTTAGCGACGAAGCTTTTGTAGAGCAAGAAGTTGCTATTCCAGGAATAGATGAATCTTCTGATAAGGAAACAGGAGAAACAAAAGACGTTGAAATTACAATGGACGAAGAAGGTGGAGCAGAAATAAATTTTGATCCAAACGCAGCCGAAGCATTAGAGTCAGACGATCATTTTTCAAACTTAGCTGAGATAATGGACGAACAATATTTGTCCGAGTTAGGTACAACTCTTTTTGATCAATACACAGACTACAAACAATCTCGTAGTGAATGGGAAGACAGTTATAGAGATGGTTTAAAATTACTTGGATTTAAATATGAAGAAAGAACAGAACCTTTTAAAAATGCTTCAGGTGTTAATCACCCGGTACTAGCAGAAGCAGTTACACAATTTCAAGCGCAAGCCTACAAAGAATTATTACCAGCTGATGGTCCTGTTAGAACACAAATTTTAGGTGACATCTCTAATGAAAAACAAGACCAAGCACATAGAGTAAAAGATTTTATGAATTATCAAATCATGGATCAAATGCCAGAGTACGAACCTGAATTTGATCAGATGCTTTTTTATTTACCGCTATCAGGATCAACATTTAAGAAAATTTATTATGATGATTTACTTGGAAGAGCAGTATCTAAATTTGTACCTGCGGATGATTTAATTGTTCCTTATTCTGCAAGTTCACTAGAAGATGCAGAAGCAATTGTTCATGTTCTTAAAATGTCAGAAAATGAAATTAGAAAACAACAAGTTTCTGGATTTTATAAAGACATAGAAATTGGTGAGCCCCCTGTTACAGAAAATAAAATTAAAGATACTGAGTTAAAGTTAGAAGGTATTAGTAAAGATGGTAATGAAGATCAATTTACTCTTTTAGAAATGCATGTTGATTTAGATTTAGAAGGATTTGAAAACATGGGTCAAGATGGTGAGCCTACGGGAATTAAACTTCCTTACATCGTAACTATCTTAGAAGCTACTAATGAAATTTTATCTATTAGAAGAAATTACAATCAAGACGATCCGCTATTAAAGAAAATAAAATACTTTGTACAGTTTAAATTTTTACCAGGCACAGGTTTCTATGGCTTTGGTTTAATTCACATGATTGGTGGTCTAACTAGAACTGCAACTGCAGCACTAAGACAACTTCTTGATGCCGGAACTTTAGCTAACTTACCTGCTGGTTTTAAAACTAGAGGAATTAGAATTAGAGATGATGCACAACCCTTACAACCGGGTGAGTTTAGAGATGTCGACGCTCCGGGAGGCAATATACGTGATCAGTTTATGCAATTACCATTTAAAGGACCAGACCAAACATTACTTCAATTAATGGGAGTAGTAGTTTCAGCGGGCCAACGATTCGCGAGCATTGCTGATGCACAAGTGGGTGATATGAACCAACAAGCAGCCGTAGGTACTACAGTTGCGTTATTGGAACGTGGATCTCGGGTTATGTCAGCTATTCACAAAAGATTATACGTTGGTTTAAAATCAGAATTTAAATTATTAGCAGAAGTATTTAAAACTTATCTACCACCAGAATATCCATATGACGTTCCAGGTGCTACAAGACAAGTTAAGGTAACAGACTTTGATGAGAAGGTAGATATTCTACCTGTTGCTGATCCTAACATTTTTTCACAAACTCAAAGAATTTCTATGGCGCAAATGGAATTACAATTAGCGCAATCGAATCCTCAAATGCATGATTTATACCAAGCGTATAGACAAATGTATGAAGCGGTCGGGGTAAAAAATATAAATGCAATATTACCTCCACCGCAACAACCTACACCTATTGATCCGGCTCTTGAAGAGATTGCAGCAATGGGTATGAAACCTTTTCAAGCGTTTCCAGGTCAAGATCACAAAGCTCACATTGATTCTCACTTAAATTTTATGCAATCTAATATGGTACAGAACAACCCATCAATTATGGGTGCATTGCAAAAAAATATTCTGGAAAGAATCTCATTGATGGCACAAGAGCAAATTCAACTAGAGTTCCAAGAAGAATTAATGCAAGCACAACAGATGCAACAAATGTTACAACAGCAGCCACAGAACCAACAACTGGTTCAACAAGCAACTGAACTAACAAATAAAATTAATTCTAGAAAAGCTATTCTAATTTCAGAGATGGTTAAAGACTATATGATGGAAGAAGAGAAAATTATCAGCGAATTAGGTGGTGATCCATTACTTAAACTAAAATCTAGAGAACTAGACATCAAAGCTAGACAAAATGAAGCTAAAAAAGCTTATGATGATAGCAGAATTAGTATAGATACTATGAAAGCTATGCAAAACCAACAACAGTTCGAAGATAAACAAGAACAAAACGAAGAATTAGCTGATCTAAGAGCTGAAACTTCGCTAACTAAACAAGTTATGTCTAGTGAAGCTGCTTTAGAAAGACAGCAAATGGCTGACCAAAGTAAACGAAACGATTTTGGTAGAAACTTTAAGAAAAATTAAGTATAATAAATCATTAAGGAGAAAATTATGGATAAAGATTGGCAAAAAGGATCAACTTTTATGAATGACGACGTCAAGATTGAAAAAGAACTTGGTTGTGGTCCTGATGGTTATCAAACGGGCGGAGTTACTATTGAAGCAACTAACCCGAATGAAACTCAAACTGTTACAGTTAGAGGAACTAAAAGAATGAGAGCTGACAAAAAAC